GTCCCTTCAGCCGAATGGGTTATTAAGCCCATGGGGAGTCACTCCCACAAGCGCCGTTCCACTTAGATCCTGTTACCAAGATTAAGTCTGGCCTCAACATAAAATGGAAACCGGAATAGGCTATCGAGACGTCCACCCGCTCAGTGAAATGAGCGAATTTTACGATCCCGAGACCGCCTTCCCGATCTGACGACGAGTCGCTCGCCATAACCTTATGAGGTTAGAGCGTTTACGACCTTCCAGGCGCGGAGCGCGCCTGTTCACGAAATCGGGGCAGGTTGGAAGAGCGTCTAGCTCATCCCGTAACTGCTCGACCGTCGCCCAGATCTTGTTAAGATCGTCCACAGAAGGTTGGCTCAAATTAGCCACATCCCTAGAGAGTTCGTCTAGCTTAGCCTTATGCTCTCGGAGCAAGGTTCCTAGGATGAAATACTCCCAGAAATTACGGTGCCAGTTACCTGGATCCATAACCGTTGCCCCGGTCCCGTACTCATCACTGAGACGGACCCGGTTAAGCCCACCATGGTGAGCGTTAATCGCCGCTGTTATAGCATTCGAAAGACGTTCCCATAAGTACGAGGAGATCACTCCCATCGTATCCGCAAGAGGCTCCACTACTTCCCCCAACCGAGGTTGGAAGAACCAATTCTTCACATCGGAAGACCAAGGAGATCCTGGTCTCGTAAGGAGTATTGCTAGGCCCTGAAGATGGGACCTAGTCTCCAACACGGCTGGCAGCCGCGCTAGAGTTCGGTACCCATAACCCAATATTTTCGCACACACCTTTAACGTTACCGCCAAAGATCGCTCTCCTGTTTTTAAGAGGAGAGATTCCAAGATACCGTATTCTCGGCGCGAAGCGCCAAGAGCGGTCAAGGATATCCATGAGCACTCCTGCCCATGGACCCAAGTTCGTTTAGCGAACTCGAATGTGCCGTTTGACGAAATCAAGGACTTCGCCAAACTAACCTCCACTCCGATTACTCGGAGCAAAGCCGTATACTCTTGGGCTACTTTCTCGTCCGCGAGGACGATATCATCCCCAAGTAATGCGTATAGTTCAAACCATACCATCTTTCCATACGCTCTATAATGGGCAAATTGGACTAAAAGATGATGGGAGAGCGAGAACGACGCCCACGAGGAGAGAGCTCCCTGTGGTTGTCCCGCCGCGTACGTCACCGTACGCGGTACCGCTTCAAATCCTTTTGGGATCTGAATATCCACACCTTTCGGTGCGGGGGGCACCATGAACGACCTCGATGCGATCAATGTCGCCCACAGTCTCGCTAGCCGGGGTCCAATAAGGAGAGCCACGACTCCGTGTTCCAGGGCAAGTGGAAACCGATCTGTTGCCGCACTTAAATCATATGACCAGTAGGACCCTTTCGGACCTACACGCTCCAGCAGCAACTTAGCTGGGGCCACTTGGTCAAACGTTCCATCCTGAGGGATAGAACCTAGGACCTTGAAAAGTGCTTCGTGGACTGGCAAGAACACTATCTGTGACACGTACTCCATCATTGCAAATATTCGGATCTTACCGGCAGGCTCGACCTTGTACCCTAGTTTGCCTAATCCTTGCGTTCGTCCGAAACCAGGGAAAGCCCCAGCCCCATGGGTTGCCCCAAGGGAATCCAGAGGTTTAGCACCTCCGAATAATCGTTCGAGCTGAAGAATTACCTTACGTCCAAGATCAAATAGCCGTGTTACCACGGTGTCTTCGACCAAGGTCAACCACTCCTGCAAGAATGGATACAGGGTATGAGGAACCATCGAACCGTCCCCTTTGGCATCTAGCCACGCTCTCACATCCGATAGGACTGATCCTATTGAAGTGGGAGAGCATAGATCTTTCTTGGATGATGAGCCTCGCGACACACCATCCGGTCCAAAGATGAAGGCCGGACGGGACCCCCCTGTATTCGGAGAACCCTTCAGGATCGCAATGAGTCGGGGTTTAAGGTTCAAGGAGTGTGGATTCTCACCTCCCCTGCATAGGAGTCCGGCTAAACGGGCGGAATACTCTAGAGGAGTCTCATTCTCTAAAGCACCCGAATCCGGTAGCGTTACCCTTTCGGGCTTCGAGGCCCATATGCAAGGTCTAGGCCGCACCCAAGCGGCTAGGAACCTCTTGACCATGACTGGCCAGAAGGCTACTAGGAATCGCCACCATTCCCACACGATGTCCACCCCCATACTAGAAGGCGTTGTTATCGGGTCCAATTTAATAACTCCCCGGTATTCGATTACTCGATATAATCCGAAGAGTGTTAACCAGATCCGATAAGTCCAGGCATCCCCGGACTCCAACGCTCTCCTACATTGGAGAGGGATTATTCGCGGGAATCCGCGCCCCCGAGTCCTACTAACTGCCACCTTTAAGTCCCGGGTGTTCTCAATCCTATATGCACCCGCAGCTTGTTGCAGTAAGACTGCGCATGCTTTCAGATATAAGACCACGTATGGCCACCCGGATCGCCGTTGTAGGCGCACCACGAATCGAGCGTATTGGAAGATCACTGAGTACCAATGGAACGTTAACCCACCCTCCCTCAAGTGCAGGACTTTTGTAAGTGCTGCACCGAGGGCGCGACCACCTTTTACAGTGGTCTGCCAGATAAACTGGGCTCCTAGAACGTCGAATGATGTTCTTTGGAGTTTCATGATAGTAAAGTAATTGGTCTTTAGCTATCACCGGTTTATCCCTTCGGTTTCCCTTTCGGGGCCGCAGGCAGCCTTGATAGGCTCCGTCTGGTGAGAGACGTTCGGGTTAAATCTTAGATATCGGAACAGGGTTTAAAGCCCCGCCACATCTTCGAGTCCCGTGCACCTCCATAAGGTTCCGCACCAGTCCCAACTGGCGGAGTGGACTTTTACCACTGCTTTCCCTTCCTTCAGTACACGTTTCCCTCTGATATGATCATTTCCAACGCTTGGTGACGTTATGCGACGGATTCAATCCCAGGAACCAACACGGGCAGAACCGCATCGGTAGTTAGGGACCTACCTCCTACACTCGCCCCCTCGCCCCGAAGCTAAGATACACCCCTACTCTTAAACAGAGGTAAGGTATATCGCTTTCGCGTCCTATTCGGTTAGGATGGTGCTAACCAACCCGGGAACTAGTCTGGCTTTCGTTTCGATTGCCGACCCCGCCGTGAGGCACGGGCCCTTGTCAGGAGACTCCCCCTACTACTTAGCGGGACTAACCGCATCGCTTCTGCCCGAATAGGCGTGGTTGCCCACGTTTCCTCTCCCCCAGCATCCTTAACTGCGTGAGAAAAGGATTAGGCCTACCGGCCGAGATTACTCCCGACCTCCGCATGACCGTGCTGGGCCCTTACATGCTCAATTGTAACCGCTGTGAGGGTATCGCAATCAGCGATATGAACGACGGACTTTGGACGTCCGTTCGCGGTCTACTAGACCGAAGCGTCCATATGGCGTTCAGGATTGAGTCTTTAGAATGGGATCACTCCCAAACCTAAAGTCTAAGCACACTATCTCTAGCATGACTAGTCTGTTCGCCTTGCTAACGCGACATAGCGTTCGGCAAATCGAACGGCGGCCCGGTTGGG